AGGCTTCTGGGGTAGCTGGCCCATTCATGAGCTTTGCAATGGTTGCTGGTGCGGTGTCTGGCGTCGGCAAAGTCGGTTTTCTTGGGGTTAAAGAGCGATTCGTGGTGAAACGACTGATAGGCGCGCACGATGGCCCGCTGGGCGCGGATGATGGGGTCTGTGCTGGTCTGAAATGCGGTCTCGAACACGCGGCGGCTGTAGGGTGTTCTGCGTAGTCGCCGCATGAGTGCCGGGCAGTTTTTGGGGTCTTGCACGGTGCGGAAGATGCCGACGATTTCTTCGTCCAGGTCGTTATAGACTTCGATGCGGCTGCGCGGTTTGCGCAGCAGGATGCTGGCCGCCCCTGCAAAGGGTTCTACGTAGATGCGGTGTTTGGGCAGGTGGGAGATGACCCACGGGGCAATCGCCCATTTGCCGCCGAAGTAACGCAAAAGTGCGCGCGTGGGTTGTTCAGAACCGACTTGTCGGGGTGCTTGACGCGCACGTCGTCCAATAATTTTTTTCATGGGCTGCAAAACCTTTACAAATTTGATAGCCTAGGCGCACCTGTACGGGTGGCGCGGCCCTGGCCAATCTTGCAGCGTATATCTGCGGGGGCGGGGTGATGCGGGTGTTGGCGCACCTGCATCATCGCCGCGTCTTTATTGCTGATTTGATGATATGGATATGCACTATGCGGTTCTATCAATTTGCTTTAAAGAATATATTGGTGTACCTCGCGTTTGTCAGATTTCACGCTACAGATTTCAGATAACAAAAGCAGGACGGGCACCAACATCCGCGCCGAGGTTCGTGCGCGAGCCGTACAAGCCCACGGAAAAGACGCCCGCGCCCGCACCGGTGCCCCAACTGCCGCCACGAAACGGCAACCGTTCGCCAAAGTTGCGAACGTAGAGGCGGTCATTCTTCATGCCATCGCTTGAAACAGGGAAAAAACCCAATGCCTTGACGATTGCTGGAACATTCAACCCCGCCGTGGATTTTGTTCCCTTCAAGGTCTCCTGCGAAAAATTGCCGCCATTTGCATCGTCACCCACCTCACCTATGCGATTGGCAATGGCATCAGACAAAATGACGGAACCACCGGTCGCCGTCGTAGCGTCGTACTTCAGTGTTCCTGCTGTTCCTGGCACAACCAAGTTGCCGTCGCTAGCGCGAATCGCCCGCCAAGCACTGGACGTGCGCGTCATGTCGGTGGTATGAAGCGCAGCATCGTTGTTGGCGATGATCTGAATTTCGCCATCAAAGAGCCGCATGCCAGGCGACCATTCCCAGATATTGCCGCACAAATCAGCAATTCCGTTGGGGGTGTTGTCATGACGCCAAGAGGCTGGGCCGGAGCCAGTCAAAGCGCGCGCTGTACCGTCGATACCCCCAGGGGTACCGCCGTTCATGCGGCGAGCCGTCTCAAACGTCGCCTCGTGTGAACGCCCGTGTTGTGTATTGCCGCGCGGCTGAAAATCGTTCTTCCAGCACCACAGGGCGAGCGCCGCGTATTCTGCGTTCGTGGTGACGTGAAAGCCAGGACCGGCGGCGCGTGCGACACTCACAAACGTGTCGTGGGTCGCGGAAGCGCTGGGGTCAACACCAGCCAGCGAAATCAATTCGCCGTTCTTGATGATGCCTTGGTACGCGCCAATGAACAGTTCCCCCTTCTCCACACCGCCGACGATAAATGCGGGATGCACACCGGTTCCCAGGCTGACATCAATGTCTTGCAGATTGAACTTCGGAATGATGTTCATGATGCTTGGCTGACCGCTTGCGGTGTAGAGCACGGTTTGCTTGCCGCCGCTGGCGGCTTCAACGGCGGCGCGTAATTCGTCTTTGACGTAAATGCTGGGCATGAGGAGTTCTCCAATCGGCAATCAATAATCGTTGGGCAGGCAGGAAGTTCAGTCCGCCAGAGGCCAAAGGGTGACGGTGATGGCGTTGGCGTCCAATGCCTGAGCTACGAGCGTGCTACCAGTCGGCCCGATGCCCCCCTCGTTTTCCACACCATCTTCGGCATCGTCTACGGGGATCTCCTCGTAAACTTTGGCCGGAATGGTGATGTGCGCCAGATATGCCCCATCGCCGCCTATATGCGCCCCTTGCGCAGACAGGCGCACTTCGACGACCTGTTTGCTGTCCTGTTGCAGGGCTTGGCAGTCCACCAGAACGCCAGCAATGGTGATGAGGTGGCCGTTGACCGAGAAATCGGCGACAGCCTGGCCGGGCTGCTTTAGTGCAATGCGTGCCATAAGATATGCTCCTTGAAAGGGCGAAATGTCAGTTACGGGTGTCAGTTACGGGTTTTAATTGCTTAAGCGCGAGAGCTTCCAGCGCAGGCGCACGTCGTCGGCGGCACTGTGCAGTTCCACGGTAAAGCCGTTGGTGGCGCAGCTGCGCACTGCCACGGCATCTGCGCCGCAAGGCGCACCTTGTGCATCGACCACATCAAACGTGATCTGGTAGTCCGCAGCGTTCACCGTGTTGATTGCTACGGATTGGCTCGGTGGACTGTCCAGCACAATCGGGAACTGCGGTTCAAATCGGCGCACGCTGGTCAGCGTGACGCCGCTCAAATTGGGGTCGGATGCGTCGGTGTTGTGGGCGGGAATCGTCAGTTGATAGAGCCTGATGGCACCAATCGGCACCGCAGTCCCCACAGGGGTGACAGCGGGACGCCACAGTCCGTCGTCATTCTGAAACAGATAGGCATGCACGGTGACGGGCGCGGCGGATGGATTGCTCGGCACGCTGGCGGCGTTCTCTGTGCCAGAGACGGCAAATGTGCGCCCCTGCGCGAAGCAAGCTCCTGCCGTGAAATTCAGGTTACGGGTGGCCGTGGTGGATTTGCTGGCCTCGCAGCCACGAATCAGGCCGCGATTGATGATGAGGATTTCACCTTGCTGCTGTGCGACGGTTTTTAATCCCAGCACGCCGGAGTTTGCCAGCGCGGCTTGCTGCAGGGCATAGAGCAGCACGGCGAGCTTGTTGTTATCGGCTTCTTCTGATTGGCCGGAGACACTGGCGGCCAGGTCGCTCACTCGAGCGGCCAGCGACGACTTGCCGCCGCGTGCGTCAGCGACTTCGTCGGCGAATTGCTTTAGGTAGACGTCGTTGTTGATGAGCTGCTGATAATTCGGGTTCCACGTATCCGGGTGCTTGGGGTCGGTGGTTTCGAGCTGGCGCACAAACCCTTTGTAGCTGGGTGTGCCGGTTAGATCTGCCATTGTGTTTTCTCCTAGTACTGGAATGTCAGTTCAAAATCCATCTCGGTTTCCGGCTCAAACTGCTTGGGTGCGACCACACGTTTGCCGACCAGCGTGCCGTCGGACGCAAAGGCGGCGACACTGCGCAGCGTGCGGTTGTCCACTGTTGCGCCTTTGAGCGTGGCGGTGGCCGTGACTGTTACGTCCGAAACACTCGTATCGGCTTCGATGCGCACGAACTCGCCCGGCAGGCTCGTATCAGAAGCCGGGTCGTAAGCGGCGTTGTTGGTGCTGAAGGCCAGAAACTTGATGAGCGGAATGGGGGTGCCGTTGGCAGCAGCCAGCGCAACCTTGCGCCGGTATGCTTTGCTTGAGGCAATGGCGGTGGTACTCATAGCGGTTCCTGTCGGATAAGGGATTTGTGGCGGATGCGCACCTTGCCCCAGAAAGCGATGCAATCGGGTGCGGGGACTTCGCCCAGATTGCCTACGCCGTCGAGAAAATCTTCACCGTAGGCAAGCGTGGGGTAGCGCAGATCGCCGCCATCGAGCAGCGTTGTCGCGTCCAGCAGCTCGCCGAATATGGGCGATGAACCATTTAAAAAATCAGGGTTATCGAGTGTCTCGAATGGTTCGATATATGGCCCGCCCAAGGATGTGCCGCATAGCTTGATGCGGGCCGATGGCACAGAAATGGATAACTGCCCGCCGTCGAGCGGCTCGCCGGTATGGCGTTCAGACAGCAAGGTGCTTGTGCCATCCAAAAGCCCGTTACCGTCTATGGTATTCAACAGCGTCTGGCCGCCGATGATGTCGCAGCCATCAAGTGTGTCGAACGCGGGGACTGTGAAGCGGCGGCAGTCGCGGAACACACTACGACCACGTGCCTTGAACCCCGTCATGAGGATCGTCGAATCAAAGTGTGCCGCGATAAACAACAGTATCGTGACCAGCCTCGCGCGGGCGGGTGCGTAGGCCGCACAAATCTGGGCGATTTGGCGCATCATTGCGCGAGTGGTGACGCCGTCAGCGGCGTTCAGTCGCACGGCATATTCGGCCCAGTGGTGGGTGACGAATCGGAAATGCTGATTGGGGACAGACAAGTCGCTGATACCGTCGATCATGTTGCCGCCATCGAGCAGCTCGCCGCCTGCATCAAGCCACTGTGCCAGATGCTGGCTGTGTTCGATGATTTTGCAATCGGCGTAGCCATGCGCTGCGAGCGCTTGTTTGACCACCCAGGGCGTGCCTTTGGTGCGGTGTAGCGCAATGGCTTGCTTGATGAGTGTTCGCTTGGCATCCGGCGTGCTTACCGCTGGCCAGATCACTTCCTCGGTCATGGAGAACTGCTCGGCCAGCGGTAACAATGCGGCTTCTGGCACGGTGTCGATCAGATACAGCAGGATTTTGTCCAGAGGCAGCTTCTCGTGCTGTTCCAGAAGCAGCTCGCACAAGCTGGCAAACCGTGCGTCGGAAGCCAGCGCGGGTGGCAGAGTAGATAGAAACTGCGGCTTATCCATGGACTGCCCCGCCGTCGGTCAATGCCACATCGGTGCAGCGACCCCATTGGTTCGTTTCCAGCACTTGCAGCGCGGGCGATGTGACTTGTACGCGATACACACCAAGCACGTGCAGCACTGCCGAGATTTGCTCGGGGACAAGGTCTACGCCCAGGAAACGATGCCGCGCCTCTAACCACGCATCCAAAGCAGCCTGAGCACGCTGCATGGCGTCCACCCGATCAGCGGTTGCGTAAAACGTTAACGTCGCCGCAATCGTGTAATCGACGACCTCTGGGCGGCGCACGGCAACCGTGTCGGTCAGCGGCCGTACTTTCTCATCGGACACTGCCGCCAGCACGGTGGCCAGCAGCGTGTCCGACGGTAAGCCCGATTCCACCAGCGGATACAGCGCCACGTGGCCGGGCGGCTCGCCTTCTGCGGGGCCTAGCACCGCCACATCGACGATGGTTTGATGTGCGCTCATGGCGTGGTGCCGGTACGCGCCGTAACTGCCCGCATTGGTATATCTTTCCGGCGCGGAAATGATGCGCTCGCGGTAGCGTTCGTCTGATTCCGTGTCTGCGCCGCCTGATGGGACGCTGGTGTTTTGCACCGTGACCTCAAACGGCAGCGCGGGCTGCAAGACGGTGATGCTGCCGATCCCCCAATCGTTGCCGATGACGCCGGGCGTCTCGCACGTCGCTTGCACTTGACCGCTGCTATCTCCCGCAGCAATCAGCAAATCCGCATCGGTCACAAAGCTGGCCCTGCCGTCCTGACTCAAGATGCGTGTGCCAAAGGGAATCAGCCTGGACGTGGCGGCAGGCGCAGGCAGCGTAAAGGAGAATGTGGCGCGTGCCGGTTGCGCCAGCAACCGAGCGGTACCGACCAGATCGCCCAGATAATCGAGCACGGGCGCGCGGCTGGTGCGCACCAGCATCTGTTCTGCGGTGTGTTGAATCGCAGACAGGGTTTGCGAATGCGCATAGGCAATCAAATTGATTAGAAGCCGCTCGATTTGCGCCGGATACAGGGTTTTGCCCGCATCGGCTTCGTAGCGCGCGATCAAGTCCGCTTCAATGGCCTGCGGATCATTCTGGACAAATTCAGGTGCGGGCAGATTCATACGTCACCTCGCTCGCGCGCAGCACCCCATCGGCGGCCTTCCAGAGCACGCGAAGGTGAATGTGATGCCCGTCGATGTTCACGGCAACCTTGATCACATCGGCGCGGCTTTCCCAACGGCGAATCGCCATGATGGTTTCGCGTACCAGGTAGGGCGTGGCACGATCCACAGGCCAGTCCAGATAGTCGTGACAGCGCGTGCCGAAATCTGGCCGATGCCGGTCTGTGCCTTTGGGGGTGGCCAGAATGATGCGGATGGCCTGATCGATGTCTGCCCAACCCTCTGCGACTTGCCCGGCTTCGTGCAGGCGTGGTTGCCAGTGGGCGCTGCGGATCGTGGAAACGGTGACGGGCGTGTTCATGGGCAATAGCTTATGTAGCCCTGCCAGTGAAAACTTTTAATCTGGTTTAAAGATTACAAGCGGTCAGTGCGAGTGGTGGTTGCTGTTGCCGCCCGCGTCCATGATGGAGCCGGTAGCGTTGATGTCGCCGTTGACCTGCACATTGCCGTTGATCGTGGCGGCCGCACCCGAGCCGCCAGAGCCCGCCAGACCGCCTTGATATGTCAACAAACCCTGTACCGTCATATCACCGGTGCACGTCGTTTGTGGGGTATCAAGCGTGACCGCATCGGCTTTTACCGTGACCTGCTGCGCGATGACCGTGACGCTGACCGCTCCCTCAATGGTCAATGCACCGCTGGCCTGATTGTGTGTCACCGTGGTGCCATCGGCAAAACGCACGTAATCGGTATCGGGGTCGGATATGGGCGGGGGGTTGCCCGCGTGATAGATGCCACCGCACATCGTACCGCCCACGCCATCCTCGGCCAGAAGCACAGACACCTGCTCGCCGATGGCAGGCAGAATCGGGCGGCGCTGCACGCCCAGCGTATTGATTTGTGGTACGTGCAGCCAGTACGTTTCAAGGTTGTCGCGCTCAGGGATACGCACGCGCACGCGGCAGGTGGCGTAGTCCACCGCGCTGACCATGCCGTAAAGCTGTTGTGTCATAGCTTATCCTTGTCGTCTGACTTGTCCGTCTTCGATTCCGTAGACGGCAAGACGGCGCTGGGGGGCTGGTGCCACAGACCGTGTAGAGGGTGCTGCACGGATTTCTGGTGCCGGTCTGACCCGGCAGAACTCCAGCTCCGTGGTGTAACCGCCGCTGCGGCTCAGGTTGTGGCGGCTGGTCTGGATCAGATAATTTCCATCGAGCCTGCCCGCGCCGCTCAGTGTCAATACGCTGCCTGCCACCAGATTGGGGCGGCCTTGCAGCATGGCACTACCCTGGGTCTGTTCGCGGTTGGCGCGTGCCAGTTCGCAACGTGCCTTGGCATCGGCCTGCGCCGCATCGCTGGTTCTGCTCGTGCGCTTGGTCGCGTCGGCGCTGGTGGTGGTTCCAGAGGCGCTACTGGGCGCGGCCACCGTTACCCCGTCGTTATTGACCGTGTAGCTGACCAGTTTTCCCTTGGCCGGATCATGGCTTTTGATGGTCGCGGCTTTGGGAACCTCCTTGATCTGATCGCGGATGCGCCAGCCTGGCGCAAAGTCGGCCATGGCGATGCTGCCCACAGGATCAGCCGCCATCAGATCGTCCATGGCGTGAAATACCAATCTGTCACCGACGACCTTAAAGGCGTAATCGTATTCCCCGGCCAGCTTGCTTAAAAACACCCCGTCAGATTCGGACTGCGTGAGGCGATCCAACGCGATGGGTTCGATTTTGCCGGTCAGCGTCAGCCCGTGACGGGCGGCAATGCGCTGTGCCACCGCGTCCAGCGTGGTGTTCTCGTAGGCCACGTGCTCGATGGTGCGCAAAGACTGACCGATGCTCGCCGCCAGCGCGCGGATGCTCACCGTCGAGGGGCCGCCCGTAAACTCGATTTCGTCGATCTGAAATACCCCGACGCGCACCAGCGCTTGCCCCTGCCAGCCGATTTCGACTTGCAGCGTATCGCCCTTGCCCGGATACCAGGAATCTTTCCAGCGCCCATCCACATCTTCCAGTTCAATTTCCAATTCGTCGGATTGACCGGTCAGATAGTCGGTATAGGTCAACGACAGCAGGTATTGCGCCAGTTCGCTGGTGACGTCTTTTTGCGCATAGCGCACCGAGAACTGGCTGCGCGGCATGCCAGCGGGTAACTGCAAGGCATCCATTACCGCATCCATGGTGGCAGGGCTTGTGTGACCGGTTCTGTGGTCAGCACCGGAATGGTCAACAACACGCCCGCAGGCAATACCGGACTGATCGGCACGTGTGGATTGGCCGCGATAATGGGCGGGTAGCGGTACGCGTTGCCATAGTATCGGTACGCAAGCAAATCCCAGGTATCGCCTTCGCGGGTTCTGTAGGTCAGATAGGCCATGATCAACACTTCCTCATGGCCACATCGGCCGTCAGGTTTACGAGGGCGCTGCGCGACTGATCGAATCGGGACAGGGCATCGCGCGCAAGCAATCGGGCGTCGGCAAACTTTGCGAGAATCGTGGCAGGCTGTGGATCGGCCAGGTGCGCGCGCAGCGCATGCAGCGTTACCGTCAAACCCTGCCCCAGTTGCACGATGTCTTGCCCGAAGCCTTGCATATCGTGCAAGACGTTTACAGATTGCATCGCCTGCGTGATGGATCCGAGCACCGCATTGAGCTGTGCGATGGCAGCCGCCGGAACAAGGTCAAGCGCGCGCTGCAGGGTTTGATCGACGCTGCGGACAAGATTTTCGGCAGCGCGCGCGGCACCGGCTACCGCCTGCGCTTCGGTCAGCAACGGTTCCATCCGTGTGACCAGCCCCGGCTGCGCCGCCAAAGCGCTATCGGTACCGGCAATACCGGCTGTGCCCTGCGTGGGTTTGGGCGCGCTAAATTCCCCGGCGTATTCGCGCAGGCTCACCTGCAATTCTGCGCTGATGATGCGCCCGCGCGCATCGGTTTTGCGGGTTGTGACAGAACCCTCGGTCAAC